GGCTTATAGGGCGCGCTAGCGCGCTTTACGGTCTTTAATCCCCCCCTATAGTCCCCCCCTTAACGGCTTAAAGGGGGAAGAGACTACCCTTTATGGGTGGTCTTCTTCCCCGTGTCGCCATCCACCTTTGGAGAGGGGGAGCACCACTTCCCTTTGTCCCCTCCTTGCTAATGGCCGCAGTCGTTGTTAATCAATTCCAGCGCAAGGGCTTTCGTAGTGTTTGTGTCTTACGCTTAAATTGGATAAAACTGGCACCTAAACAGAGACCATCAACTGCTTCAGATGGAGCTTCTTCGAACATCTCCATCATTGCTGTCCACTCTTCATTTCGTCTTTCTGCTTGACGCTTATGAGCAGACTGAGCAAGAGCATCTGTAAACCATTGGACCCCTTGAGCAAGCGAGTCAACCCGGTCATCATGTTTGACTGCTCCTTTCTCTCTACACATCCTGGAGAGCTGGTACATGAGCATGTATTCCAGTCTCTTCTCTGGTGCTACGTCTGGATTAGATCTGTAGTCCCATTCAAGGACCTTTGGATCGATGATCAGCTTGTGCTGGTTGAGTACAGGTTCGAGAGTTTCGATAATCCGCTCTTCTTTGCGTACCGAAGCACGGACCTCTTCCAGGTGAGCATTACATTGCTGCTGAATGAGATGTCTTTTGAGAAGTTCGCATACCATTCCGTCTCCGAAGTTGGATTCGACAAGGATCGTAGTAGCATTGTACTTCTTAGCTGTCCTGACTATTTCAGAGAGCGTTGTATCCGAGTAACCATCCCTTGAAGCCCCCATATGGCGGACGAAGATATACCCATTAGCTTGTGACAGAACAGTATAAGCTGTTTCGTCAGTACCACGACCGCTAGGGTCAAGGGAGAGGATCGTCTCGGAGTAATCGACCATTCCCGGGTCAATAAACATCGGTGCAAACCATCTATCTCCTGGTAGGCCGACAGCAGGTAGCTCCTTGTGTACGTAACGCAGGTCTGAGCTCCACGCGTACCGCTCAGCAGCAGTGTCAGACAGCGGTGTACAAATGAAGTCAGAGAATCTAAGGGGAAACTTCTCAGCATCAGACAGGGTTGTGTTTAATTGGAACTGGAGTTCGAAGTTAGAGCGGCCCATGTGGGCTTCACGCTCTGTTAGTTCGTCTTCTCCAAAGCGTGTATCTGTTGGTGTCCCCCTTTGAGCCCCCTTTGCCATATCCTCCTCTAGCTGCGGCGCTAGGGTGCCTTCGTACAGGGAGGGGTCACTGGGATACCTGGCAGGCCAAACAAAGGGCCTGTAGCCCCTCTCAGATAGCTTACGGTAGACGGTAAAGGTTGTCTGAGGTGTACCTAGATAGATGATTCGGGAAGTAGGCTTAGGAATGAGGACGGATTCTGCTTCAGTAACAAGCTGGAGCAGTTTCTCTCTCTGCATGTCTGTGGCAGAGTTGTTGGGGACTTCAACGTCGTCATAGAGGATAATGTCCGCTCGACTTCCTGTGAAGTTACCGGTGATGCCGACTGACTTGACCGAAGGGGATTGAGTAGGAACACAACCGCCAATGTCAAAGTTGACACGAGACCAGCGGTGCTGATCGCCTTTAGGCCGCATATGCGCGAGCCAGTCAATCTGCATGACAAGCTTCTGGAGGAAGATGCTGTTTGAGTCAGCCCGATCTTTAGAAGCGGAAAGGCATATAATTTTCTTGTCTGGGTCTCTGTATAGTTCCCAGAGTACGTAGGCAGCCGTAACATAGGATTTTCCAATTCCCCTAAAGGCCTGTACTTGTAAGCGTTTTGGTCCATTCTGTAGATAGTCTGCGATGCAGTTTTGTGCACGGGTTGGGGCAGGGAGGCCCAGCTCGTGCCAGACCGCCCTTAAGAATAGTTTGAAGTCAACCTTCAGACGCTGCTCTAAGGTATTTAATTGCTCTTTCGAGCGTCTGGATGTCGTCATTGAATTTTCCGAGTGAGGTGTTACAGTCTTCGCAGAGCAGTCCGCGAACTTTACCTGTGGTGTGGCAATGGTCTACAGCATGACGCTTAGGGAACTCCAGCTGATGGCGCCTACAAATTGCACAGCAGCCGTCTTGCTCAACAAACATCTTGTTGTAGATATCCTTGTCGATGCCATACACTCTCTTGAGTTTAGATTCCCATTGGAGCTGTAGGCAGCAAGGCTTGCAGTTGTTCTGTAGTCCCCCTTTAACCGTATTAGATCTGTAGAACTCCCCCAGAGGCTTCTCTAAGCCGCATGAGGAGCATTTCTTGGTGCACATGGTAGTTTGTATTAAAAGGGATTAGAGGCCCCTTGTAGGGCCTCCTAGGGGCCTTAGGAAGCGGATTCGCCTCCACCACCGCCCGTAGCAGTAGAAGTTCCACCAGTGTTAGGGGTGGTTCCGTATTGAGCTGTACCTAGGTTCCAGCCGCCTACCTTCTCTCCAGAATCCAGAGCACCACCACCTTGGAGGTTAGAATTCACCTTGTTAGCTGTAGCGATCTGTTCTGTGTATGATGGACCGAAGTCAGCTTGATACTGCTCCTGGCCTTGGGGAATCTGCCAAGCATTGGCTTCAGATGAGCCAGGCTTGTAGTAATCATCCTTGATGCGCAGCTTATCCAGCGCATTCTCGTTGAAGTACTGAGCGAAGTTGTAGCCCTTGTAGTCGTAGTCACCATAGGTGGCCTGACGGGCTTCAGAGCGGGCATCAAGGGTAGACTGCCAGGACTCCTGCTGCTTAGTGCCGAGTTCCTTGAAGAAGTCCATACCCTGCTTGAAGGCTGTGGCTGTGTTGTTGGTTACGTTACCGTAGCCGCCCTTCTTAGCCATCTTCATGACATTCTCTTGAATGCCGAACTTAGACAGGACATTAGTAAGACCAGTCTTCTTCAGGTACTTCCAGCCCTTCTTGAATTGCTTCTTGTTGACTTGATCGAAGTTCCCGTTTTGCACATTGTAGACGGTTTCAAGTGCACGAGCGGCCCGCTTGTCCAGCTTGGACATTAATCTTGCATTCTTTTGCTCGTTTGAACCGAACACAGAACCAATACTGGCGTTATCGCCAAACTTCTGGCCCAGCTTCTGTAGCCACTTCCCACTAAAGATGGGAGACAGCACATTAGCTGGTTGGGGCTTTGGGGTTTGAGGCCCCGTTTTAGGCGCATTGAGGAACCGCTGATAGATTGAATCACCGGAGGTTATACGGCGGTCCAAATGTGGCTCAGATGGCCGGAAATAGTTGTTTGTGAAGTGTGTGGCTGCCTCGGCCACAGAAGAGAACTTAGGCAGGTTCTCGAGGCTCCTAGACCAGCCTATGAGGCTCTCACCAGTTGGGGGGTCATGCTTACCCATGTACTCTTCAACAAAGTACCGTAACTGGAACTGAGCACTGTTTGGATCAATGCCCTGGCTGATAGCCTGCTGCCTAGCCCTGTCATATGGTCCACGGCGGACATCGGTGTACTGGGAGATACCACGTCCTTTATTGTTGTTGCCTCTCTCAACTACATCTAGGTTGGATAGATCATCACTACCTGTTTCAACCATCCAAGAGCCAATGAGACCAGCAGCAGCATAGGGGGACATCCGCTTTATTTTGCCACCAGAGAGCTTCTCGATTTCATCTCCTGTGAGCGCGTTGTAGAAGTAACTAATGTTGTCGGACATAGTATAAAAGAAATTAGGTTACTGAAGCACTCCGTTCAGAGTAATCGTCCAGCCACGGGACTTAAGGTTGGATACAGCAGTTGCTACGCTAGGTGTTCCCGAACCTGCATTGTAATCAATGGTGATGTCTACATCAGAAGAAGGTGCAGATTGGCCAGAGGTGTCAATGCTGTTGAGGATGTTCTCGACGGATGTGGCGGTGAGGGAGGAGCAGCCGGCCCAAGCAAGATCAAAGCAACTATTGGCTGGTGTGCCAGTCCAGGAGTCAAAGAAGTTGGCTGGGAAGTCTGTAAGGCTTGTGCAGTTGTACCAAGCAGCGTAAAAGCTAGTACCGCTTGAAGTGTCGATCAAGGGGAAGCTGGTTAGGCCTGAGCAGTTCTGCCAAGCAGCGTAGAAGTTAGTCCCGCTTGAAGTGTCGATCAAGGGGAAACTAGTAAAGCCTGAGCAGTCTCGCCAAGCAGCGTAGAAGTTAGTCCCGGTTGAAGTGTCAATTAAGGGGAAGCTAGTTAGTCCAGAGCAGGCACGCCAAGCACCACTAAAGTCAGTCACACCAGTAAAAACGCCAAAAGCAGCGTTAAAGTCGGTCATGTTGGCTGCACCCCTCCAAGCATTTGCGAGGCTAGTACCAAAGTCAATGTCAGTGGTATCGATCCTAGTTATCTGGTCTTCATCCCCGCTGTTGTTAAAATACGGACGATACACTACAGCTGATGTGACTTTGATGATGTAATCACCAGCTGCGTAAGTATGCGACAGGTTGTTTGACGTACTAGTCTCTGAGGACCCATCCCCCCAGTCCACCTCGTAACTTACAGAACCTGTTGATCTTAAAGTGAACGCGCCACCAGGGCTTGTGATGTTGTAGCAGAGTTCGCAGATGACAGGACCATAAGCATTGAAGATCCTACCTAGACCTGCCCTGTAACTGAATCTATTGTCAAATGTCCATGTTCCTAGTGATGTTCTTTGAGCGAGCCTTTCATCAAGTGTACTCATTTATTTAAGGGGTTTATAGGAAGGGGACCGAAGCCCCCAATGAGATCAGACCTGGACAGAGGTTGCGTAACCAGTGCTGTCCACAGTGGTAACGCGGTTGCGCTGAACCACACCGTTCAGGATGTCCAGGACATCGCGCACAGTGCTTGAAGTGGTGATAGCAGCCAGGGCTGTATCAGCTGTAGTATCAATTGTGTAGCCGTCGTAGGGACCGGCCAGAAAAGCTTCGCGGGTGTTGGAGATTGCCATTATGCTAACTGTAGGTTTAAGAATGCTTCGACCTGCATGGATCCCTTTGCTTGGTTGCAGGAGCGACATGCGGTCGCGCAGTTCTCAGCGTTTGTTGGACCACCCTTCGATCTAGGGCGGACATGATCAATAGTCAGGTTGCGGTCACAGCCGCAGTAGACACACCGGTGTCCATCTCTTTCGAATATCGCATTTCGCCACATCCTCTTAGCATCGCTGCTTTTGAGGACAATCATGTTGTAGAGATAGTCACCGGGGGTTTGCATGATGATTACTTCTTAGTAGTTTTGCCATTAGCACCTTGCCGTCCGCGATTCTTCTTTGGTGATTCGGCTACGATCCTGCCATTCTTCTTGTGAGACATGTCAGGACCGCCCTTACCATAGATTCCACGTTTGCGGCGCTCTTTGTTGAGCTCGGCACGGTATTTGCGGTTCTTAGCTGATTTGTTACGCTTGCGCTGGGCAGCGTTCTTTTTAGCTCGCGCTTTGGGATTTGAGGCGTAATACCTGGCGGATTTACCAGGATTCTTTGATTTACGTGGAGCCATAGTGACCTACATCTTCTAGATAATCTGCAAGTGCTCTCAAGCGAGAGGGGCTATCACCCATACGTCCTGCAGAGACGTTACAACTGGAACATAGGATTCCACGGACATCTCCGGTAGAATGATTATGGTCTACCACTAGTGATTTAATAGACCCACATACAACACAGCAGCAATCTTGGGAAGCTAATATAGTGTTGAATTGATCGAGGTCAATACCATACTTCCTTTTAAGATCGTAGTTCTTCTGAATTTTCCATTGATCTGGATTGTTCCGCTGTCTCTCCCTCGACCTAGTTGTGGCACAAGGTTTGCAGAACTTATGCCTTGAGTAGAATTCAGACAAGTCCTTTTCTACACCACAAATGCTGCAGGTCTTCACTATTGAATCTCCTCCGCAACTTCATCAAAGGAAAGCTCTGGGATCAGACCAACAAGTCCAGCAAGTGGGCTGTTCTCCACAGGGACTCCAGTGATGTCATTAGCTTTCAACCAATCCACTGCAGCCCGGAGATCTGCGGTAGATGCTTGGCCCGATTGGATTCGCTCGATGAACTCTGCCGTAACCAGTCCATGGAGGAACTCAAATTGGTCCTCTGTCCCCATTTTTGTAGCCATGTTCAGTCATCCAGTGCTTTGAGGTCATTCAGCAGCTCTTCCACGCGAGCGCGGATAGCAACCACTTTGTCGTCTTCTTTGCGATGAGGACGTTGTGTATCGATCAGGTTCTTTACGAGCTGAGCGACGCTATTCTCCTTAAGCTTTGAAACTCCGATTACTTCGGAGATAATAAATGCTGCCAGGAAGCCCAGGGCCTCGTAGGTCAGCTTGACGCCAAGAATTTCAATCATTGTAGTGACATTTGAGTTGACTTAGTTTCCTTCGGTCGTCGAAGACGTGAGCATCTAGCTTCTCTTCCATCCGACCAAGGGTTTTGAAGAGCCCATCCATAGTCCTGTTGAGCTCTTCTTTTGTTACGTAGGTCTCTGAGATCTTCAATTCAAGCTTAAGAACATCAGACTCAACTGAATCTAACTTCTTTAGAGTGAAGGTGAAACCCCCCAGCAGGGCTGAGAGTGCGATCCCAATCAGGTATTCAGGCATGTTAGGGTCTGCATGTCATGTACCACCCGGTACCAGGACCGTCAATTTCCCAACGCTGTAGCCAGTTCTTGTACGAATAGTGGATGTACTCACCCTGGGTGTAGTTCACATATCCACCATGAACCAAGTCGGCTTCACCTGAAGGATCATGGACAAGAAATCCAGTGTCGTCGTAACCAACGATCACAGACCAGTGTCCTCCCCCTGTAGGCGCGCTTACACGCCCCTTGTGGATCCAACCTACTGCTACTGGGTAACCTTTATCGATCTCGGCTTTAAGTCGGGATGCGGTGCCGTTTGTTAGGAATGATGGGTGTAGGCCCAGCCGGCTAAGAGCACCGAGCTGGGCAGTGGAGCTGGTAGTATCCCCGTAGTGCTGGCGGATAAGGTTGTACTCATCATCGGACTTAACCTTGCCCAGGTAGGCCGCCAACATGGCACAGGAGGAGCTGAAGCACTCTCGGTATCCCGTACCGCTCTTGTTATCGTATTGGTAGAAGTAAGGTACGTTTAGTTGTTGCTTCATACGTGGATAAAGGGGTAGTTAAGTCACGTGTTTTTTGTCATAATTAACTGATGTCTATGTTATTGTTAGTTGTACCACTACCAAACGTAGTACCAGAGGTCTTAGTATCGTACAACAAATTATCACCACCAACACCAGAATCTGCATAATAACAGTTGTTTTTAATTACAGTTTTATTCTGTGCGTTAGCCAATCTAATGTTGTAGTCAGGGCGATCTGCTGTACCATTACAGACAAAGCTATTAGAATCAATAATTAGATGTGAGAAAAGATCAGTGTCTGCTACATTAGAAGCATTAGAACGGATTACTGTTGTAGGTACAAACGTATCTTCCATGAGAAATTGATTATTAGCAATAACGCACATAACATCTCCGCGCTTTAACTCAATAGCAGCTGAAGTTTCATTTCTAGCTTTATCAAAGTAACACCCATCAACAATGAGGTTTCGTGCTGCTACGTCATCACAAATAATCCACGCTTCTACTCCCCCAGCAGCATCACCTACACCATTAAACTTACACCCATATACACATACGTCTGTAGTAGAACTCGCACCAACTTGTGCCTGAGCACTAGCTATATTAAGATTCCTTTTAGTAGTAGGGGATTCCCCATCAAAAAAACAATTATTCAAACGTATGTTTGCACAAGGGCAGACTGTGTTACCTCTAACAACCGAAACCTGATCAACATGATTCAGAAGGTGGCAATTAGACAAATAAAATCCATCACATGCCCCAATAAATACACCATGCTCTTTAAAATCAGATGCCGCTCTTAGTTCACAATTGCTCACCACAATATTGACGCAGTAAGCATAGTAAAATCCTCCCCCGTCAGGGCCAGCCATTGCGTTAGTTGAGCCTGAATTTACTTGTATAGCACTAGCTTTAATGTGAGCATTACCAGTCCGTGCGGTCGTTACTGAATTGTTTGAGAAGAAGTTGCAGTTATGAACTAACGCAGGCTCTTGGACACCTCTAAAAACAATATCATCATAGAACCCATTAAAACGGATATTGTAGATATAAACGTGTTTGGCTATATCTACTGCAATAGCGGCTCCACTAGTAGGATTTGTAAAAGTCCCACGGAGTGACATATCTGAAAATGCAATATTATGCAAAATCCCAGTAGTGGTTTGCGTATCAGAGCGTGCGTAGAATAGATTACTGTCACTACTACTGTTAATCTTAGTAGCTGTAACTCCACTACCTTTGATGTGTACACCAGGCCCGTTAATGATAAGTGTAGATGTTACTTTGTATTCACCAGGTGGGAACCAGACAATTCCTACGTTTGAATCATTACGAGTAGTCTGTGATTCTGTACTCGAAACAACAAAAACCTCTGCCGCATCAATAGCAGCCTGAATAGCCGCCGTATCATCTGTTACACCGTCTCCAACGGCGCCAAAGTCTTTAACTGAAACTGTATCTTGCAGCTTTGATTCAACGGTGCGCTGCTGTGCACCAGTACCAGCCTGGATGAAACCTCCACCCAGGTCGGCTAAGTCTCGTGTTTTTGTCATAGTAATTACTTGGCTACCCAGCCTGTGTTTGCAGTACCTGTTTCTTTGACGTAGAGAGTCGTGCCTGACCCTCCGTCAGTTCGTGTATAAATTGAACCAACTGGAGCAGTCACGACATTTTCTGGTGTGCCAGAACCACTAAAAGTAAGATTAAGAGACCCCTTATTTACAGGAAGTGTCAGACTTCCAATGTTAACAACATTACCAGAACCACTAAATCTATTGTTCACTATAGTATAGCCGTTTACAACTGCAGATGTAGCCGGATTTAAAGTGACGTTCCTTACTCCCGCTTTAAAATAGTTATCATTTAAAAAGAAGTGATCAACTGTATTGTTAAGGGATACATCTGAAAAGTTGACAGTTCCCCCATCAATGTAATTATCGCTCACTCTAATAACTGTACCAGCTAAAGACATAGCATTATCTCCACTAGTTGTAGTGGTAAGGTTACAACCTTGAATTGTTAGGAGATCTGTTGCGCCTATAGCCATACGACCTGTAAGGTTGCAATTTGACATAACTACTTCAGTAGCTGCGTGAATACCAGCAGATTCTCTAGCGTCAAACAGGTTTTCTGTAGAATCAAGTCCACGGAATGTGCAATTAGTTAGGGTAACCTTACCGTAAGCAGTTCTTCTTGCTCCAGTTCTACCACCTGTAAAGATATTAGGTTTACTAGCTTCTTCAACATCGAATACACAATTACTAATAGTAATGTTTTCAATCAATGGTGAAGATTGCGCCCTAAAATCTTGAAGATTAAACCGTTGATTAGCTATGCAGTTAGAGATAGCTATATTTTTAGTAGTCCAAGTGTACTCACCGCTAGCCCCATCACTATCTGAATAGCCAATTCTAATGCTATTAGTTGCACTTTTGATGACACAATTAGTTACTGTAACATCAATAATATCACTAAAAGCACCATTAACTAGGAACCCATTATCTTGAGCATAAAATGCAATACCGTCATCACTAGTTGATTCTAAGATACAATTAGTTACCGTAATGTTATTACCTTGAGTAAAGTGAAGACAATCACCATACAATCTATCTGCAGGATCCGCTTGACCAGATGGATCGTTTACGATATGACAATTGGAGACGACGATATTATCGCAAGCAAATGCCGTTGCAAATTGGCCTGACGTTTTATTGAATCGTAGATTATTAATAAGAACATCTTCACCACCAATAATTGTTAGGTGAGAACCATACCCAGAATTAGGACCATCTTCAGTTTGAAGCCCATCAATTATAATGTTAGTAGTTCTGGTAGTAGTTGCCCAATTAGTATTAGCAAAGAGTGCATCTCTCCAAACATTGTTACCCACAGGGCGATAATCCATTTGAAAAATAGCTCCATTACCTTTGTAATGGAAGTTACTTCCAAATTTCAAAGAAGACGTAATTCGATATGTGCCTGCGGTGCCAACAAGTACTTTTTTGTTGGTAGTTGTGTAATTAATAGCAGCCTGAATAGCTGCCGTATCATCCGTCACACCGTCTCCAACAGCACCGAAGTCCTTAACGGAGACAACATCACTCAGCTTGCTTTCAACGGTACGGAGAGTAGCTCCAGTGCCAGACTGTAGGAAGGATACGTCAGCCGCCTGCCCTGGAGCAGTGCTCAAGTTATTGACGCACTGAACATCAACAACATCACCTGCAACCAGAGCGCCACTAATCAGATTAACAGTAGCCCCATCATCTGCGGAGTAGTCAACACCACGCTGCAGTAGAGCACCGTTTAGGAACACTTGTTCCCGCGTTGCGGAGTATTGGAGGGTAGACCCATCTGAGCCAATACCACTGAGGCTTGTCTCACCACCAGCTGCGTTGTAGCGCCAACGGGTATGGCCAGGGACGTCGACATCACCAAGGCGGCTATCCACGTACTGCTTGTTTACAGCAGCACCATCTGAAGTAGGCGTCCCGAGGTTGATGATCTCGTTACCACCCATGTCCAGATCACCCGCAAAGGTGGTAGATCCGTCAGCCAAGACGGCCCCGTTTCGGACCTCTTGAACCACGTATAGGGTCTGATCAAAGTTACCGTTCAGGTCCTGTGCTCTGATGGAGGAGCCAGGATAGAACTCAGCATCAAGTGCATCAATGTTGGTAGAACGGTAGATGCGGATTGAAGCCCCATTAGCTGGGGCTGTATTAAAGCTAATAGTAGTTGGGTTTGGCAGTGTGTATGCAGTTGTATCAGTCCCATCAACGCTAACGAAGATGTCGGACTCTTCAAGATATGGGAATGTGAAAGAATAGAGGACGGTTGATCCGTCCCCCGTATAGAGATTTTCAGTTACCGCCATTAGCGTAAGTCATGAATGAGGTACGTTGTTGTTTAAGCTTGATACTCTGCAGCTCAGCCTGCTTAGCCTGGTGGTCCTGCATACGACGTGCGAATGAGGTTCCAGGGTTGGCTAGCTGAACAGCAGCGTATTTGCGCTGAGCATAGTTGTAGTAGGCCTTGTGGACCTTCTCGTAGAATAGGTGCTGTGGTATCTTCTCTTCAGAACCAGCCTCGAACATAAGAGTTGCGGTTTCATCGTCGCCCCCTTTACGCAGGTTTGGTCCATTCTCATTATAGAAGTAATCCTTCAAGACCTGCTCCATGGTGCGGTTACGGAACAGTGGTAGCTTAACGGATGTAGCAATCTTAGTGATAGCATTCCGATCGTTCCAAGTTAATGGCATACCTTGGAAGTCCTCCGGTGGCTGCTTAGGATCAATCCCGTACTTCTCGAACGCCTTGTTGATTGGTGTGCGTGCCTGCTTGCTGAGCCGAACCGGCTGAGCGAAGTTGAACATGCGTACACCGAGGCTAAAGGGGGACTTATCAAAGCCATCGAAGGTCAGCTCTTCACCAGTGGTTGTATCCAGCTTCATGGGCGCAGCAGCGGGCATTACGCCAGACGCCATCTTACGCATCAATCCACCGAGACCTTGACCACTCATACCCCAGAGATCATCCATCAAACCTCGGGTCTGACGGGCTTCAGGGGATACGATCTTGGCAGCCTGATCCACAGCAATGGGGATAGGCAGTAAGCCGCGTGTGACCATACCACGTAGGTACTTCTCACCTGTAGCTCCAAACTTCTGATCACCTGTAGCGGCAGACATGAGTGCCTTCAGGTTGTCCCACATGCCCATGGTAGTCTCGAACACGGAGTTCTTGACGACACTGTTAACAGCAATAGCTGCGGTCTGAGACCATGGGTTGAAGTTACGCTTCTGGGGTTCACCCATCTCACGGAACAAGTGACCCAGCTCCATACCCATGCCGATGGCTTGAGCGAAGGGCTGTGCCCATGCGTATGAGATGCGATTCTCACCGAAGCCTACGGTGTAAGGCTTACGCTGTTGGTTGCTAGTGAAGAAGTCTTGGCGACGATCAGGGGCCATAGGGCCAGCACCGTTACCCATGTCGAAGTATCCAGCCATCATAGCTGGGAGCATCATGATGTAACCGATGCGGAACTTACCGCGCTTGAATGCCAGCGTGTGGAGCTGAGCAGGTGTAAGGGCTTCTGGACCCTTCTGCTTAACCAGATCCTCCAGAGCCTTCCACTCTTGGTCAAACTGACGGAGAGCAATGTTGATGCCAGGGGTTGCCCCGATGGCCTCGTCAAAGATCTTAGCAGGAGTCTTGAGGAACACCATACCGGTGAGCCCCTTGATGCCCGGTGCATCCGCAACTTTGTTGAGCGCACGGAAGAACGTATTGTTCTTCAGCTTGTCACTACGGAAGTTGAAGTAGTCACCGTAATCCTGGATATCCTTGTAGAGAGGATGGTTCTTGTTAATGGCACCCAGTTCATCGAACATGGTATCCATCAACTTCTGCTTCTTCTCCATGATCTCCGCAGAGCGCTTGGCAATAGACTTGGAAGTCCAGGGCTCATTAAACCGCTCTAGGATCTCAGCTGCAGCTTCACGGGTAGCGATGCTGTTAGCAGCCATGTACTGACCGATGTTCTCAGTCTTACCAATCCACTCAGTAGGCTTCCGAAGAATACCCAGCTGGGTGGCACGGCTAAAGTAGTCAGACAGGGACAGCATCATGCTGCCCACAGGGCCAAGGTTACCGGCCATCTTCTCACCACGGATAGCCTCTACCATCTCAAACTCTTCCGGCTTCATGGAGAGCTTAAACGGCATACTATCAGGCATCTTCCAGACCTTACCCAGCACATCGTTCATGTGCATCACGGTCTCCTGCACAGACATCATCTCTGCAGCAGCCATTGCACGCATCTTACGGTCCAGCTTACCGAAGCCCATACCACCGATACCCTTCATCACAGGCTCAACGGTTGTCCGCATTGCCAGGTTGACGAAGTTCTCTGCGATGGTCTTGGGGTTAGCCAGAACAGTACGGGTGTACATGGCATCCACACCCCGACCAATGGCGGTTAAAAGGGTGGAGAATACAGGAGTAGCACGGGAGATGTCATCAGCAGCTTCAAGCGCATTGAAGGCTTGATCCATCTGACGCATCATCGTTCCGGTAACGTCCTTGCCGTTACGGATCTGTTCGATCACTTCATCGACAGCTTTGTACATAGCCTCTGCCGACTGATCGGACTTGGCCATGTTCTCAGCCATCTCCTCGGTGAAGACGACAGCGTTCTTGTTCTGCATCTTGTGGCCGATGAACGACCAGGTACGGCCAGCTTCACGCTTGAGGCGCATCATGGCCTTCATGACCTGCCACTGACGATCGAACTGATCAGCGACACTGAGGCCGTTGAATGCAGCTTCACGACGTACAGCACCCAGATCCTTGAAGTTCTTACGACCGTTGGTGAGGTAGTTATCGATCAGCGTAAGTGCTGCACCGATCTTGGGGTTCTCCCGGAGGATGATGCCCCGACCTTGGAGAGTCTCGATCTCTTCTGCCAGCTGCAGACGGAGGCCGTTCTCGAAGGCTTCAAAGTCTCCACCGCCCTTGATGTAGGCTTCAATGGAGGGGAGGGTACGCAGGTTACTCTTAGCCAGGATGGCCTTGTACTCATCACTGCGTGGGTCTAGATCCTCGATACCCTTGAGCGAGTCAATCTCAGCGAACATCTCATCAGTCTTACCTTGGATGTAATTACGCTGTGCTTCCGGGCTCTTAGAGTGGTAGAGGAACTCGTTCTGGGATACGGGATAGGGATCACGCTCCAGAGTGTTCTTGACAGACGTACCCTGATCAACACCCAGCTCCATACGGGGCTTGACTGTAATCAGCTCGTCCATCTCGTAGCCGCTCTTCACGGCCATCTTGCGGGTAATACCGTTTGGCACCATGTACTCAGCCTTGGCCAGAGCTTGTGATACACCTTCGGGATCCCACAGACCTTGCTCAGCGAACTTGGCCTGGAAGTTGTCCAGGTTACCGTTGAAGAACTTGTCGGAGAGTGCAGAGTGTTCCATCTGACGGCGACGCAGAGCCTCGCTCATCTCAGCCCACTCATTGGACATCCCCTTTGAAGCCCCTAGGATATCCATGCCACCAGTATCAATGACCTCTCCACCATCAACATCAAAGATGGCTTTCTGGTCAAAGTCATAGGCTAGCTGCTCTGCCGTCTTGTAGTCAGGTACATTACGGCTGATCTCCATTTGGAGCTTACCGGTTTCAGGATCAATCCATCCACCAAGGTAGGTATCATCACGGCTGAGGATCTTCTGGTTGCGCTCCATCCACTCACCAAGCTGCTTGGTAACTGCTTGGCGGTTCTTGTTGAGCTGGGAACCACCTTCACCGAATCCCACACCACGCATGGTGGGTAGGTCCAGTTCAATCTCTTCAGCATCAATGCTAACCATGAAGCCAGTCTTAGGTGGCTCAAGGTTGTATGGGTTGACACTGAAGCCCTCTGGGTTCTCAGCAATAAGCTTGGCCAGACCTTTGTCAGGTACGAGCTTCTGACCGCCTGTAGACGTACTCAGATCGGGGTTGAAGCGGGTTCCAGGGGTAAACAGCTCAGGATAGTCAAGGGCTACTTCATCCCAGGTAGCGTCATAGCCCACCTCGGAGGCGGCTTGACGGTACATGTAGATGTCGAACTCCTTCTGCTCCAGAGCCCCTTGAAGCTCCTTGATGTCCTTCTCCTGCCGGATGATGTCATCAGTAACCTGCTTGGCCTGTCCCATGGACATGTGGTCAGCAGCACGCACCAGCTCGTCAGGGTTGCCCCCATAGCTGGCTGTGTTCACGTAGTCATCAATAGCTTGCAGGGCCTCGTTACGAGCCTGTACAGTCTCAGGGTACGCAGCGTTAGGGCCTTCGATCTCAGGGGCGATCTTAGGGCCACCTGGGGACAGGGACCGGAAGAACGGATTGGACTCGAGTACAGTCTTGATTGCCGGTTCCAGAGCGTGGGCTACAGAACGGACAGCACTGCCCATAAGGGCGCCCTCAATACCCGCCATAGTACGGGCACCAAGGGGGTTCTCCTCGACGCTGGCGATGATCTGTGAGATAGTTGTGGTGGGAGCTTTGAGAGCGCCTTCAGGGACGTTCTCTGCGGTCCACGCGGACAGTTGGTTGGTAAGGGATTGCTCATCACCATGGGTTGCAACGAAATCCTCGAGGAAGTCAGCACCCATAGTAGCCATGACTCCAGCACCCTTAATGGGGTTCTGGCGTGCTGCTACCAGGTAGCGGACAAGGGTACGGACTACAGCGCCTGCAGTGGTATCGTTCTCCTTGATCAGGTTGGTCTCAATTCCGTAGAGCTTAGGACCACCCAGACCTTCAACGATGTCTGCTGGCAGGTTGACTGTACCTTCAATCAGGTCCTCGACACCACCAGCGGTGGCACGGAGACCCTCCTGCAGTACAGTACCAGCGGCTCCCGTTTGAGGCCCTTCAATCTTCTGTGTTGCTTCTTGGTTCTGCTTGGCCTGGCCCATCAGGTTGGTACCAAGCATGTTGTCCACACCCTGGATACCGGACTTGACCCAGCCAGGTGCGTTCAACCCATCTTCTTGTTGTGGTTGTTCAGCAGCCGGAGCTGCTTCTTCTGTTGGGGCCGGGGCAGCCGGAGCTGCTGAAGGACCGCCACTGTAGGCAGCCTTCAGAGCTTCCAGCCTTTCTTCCTCGGCCTTTGGATTGTAGTATGCGGGATCTGCAGGCACCGAACCGGTGTACTGCTTCCCATCTCCATTCAAAGGCATGTCATCTAATCCCTAGAAGGGTACGAATTGACTGGCTCCATTCACGCTCAGCTTCAGGAGTCCAGGGTAGGTGATGGGGCATTGGGATGTCCAGTGCCTGGTCTGAGTAGTGGTAGCTGTCGGGAGCGTGCTCACCATCGTTCAGGCTACCAACCTTGATGCCGTTAGATTCCAGCAGCTCAACTGCTGCATCACGCTGTGCTTTGGTAGCAAACGCGAGGTGCTCGTGGTAGTTGCTGCCACCGTGATCGGTACGGAAACCACCGTGAGAACGGTCACCAGTCAAATACTCAATAACTTGGAAATTCTGCTTGCTACCAGTGACTTGGTGGTCATGTGGGTCAGCAGTTTTACCAGTTCTTTTCAAATAGTCATTGACAACCTTGCGTGCCTTGGCCATGTGGCGCTTGTAGGAACCATTAGTGTAGGCTCCCCAGGCACCGAGGCCTTGACTATCCATGATCATCTTGGCAGCCCGGACATTGTTGCCCAGGTCGAAGAGATCCTCGTTGCTGCGGAGACCAAACTCTCGAAGACGTTGTGGCCCCATACCACCGATCATGTTGATCTGGAAGGCACCATAGCTGAGGTCACCAGTGTCTGGGTTATCGTTGAGGGCACGTGGGCTACCCATACCTTCACCCATAGCGATGGCCAGCATAGTCACCAGCTTGTCACTAGGCACACCTGCGGCAACCATCTGCTGTAGTACGTGCTGAGGGTTGGTAGGATCGACAGCTGCACTGGTAGCACCCATCTCGATGTCCTGAGGATCAGGTCCCGCTTGAAGCCGTTGAAGGTCACGAATAGCTGCGTTCTTCTGGGCTGTGGTTGCGTTACGAGACTTCAGTACATTCCAGGTTGTGGGGGCTTGCTGCTTAATGATCTGAGCCAGACGTGCGTACTTGTCTGCAGCTGTAGCATAGTTGCTGAGCTTATCGAAGTGAGTCTCAGCAGCCTTCACGAACATCTGAGCACTGCTATGGTTCATGCCCATAGAGCGAGCCCAGATGGCTGCGGTACCATAGCTGTACTCAGGGGTATCAGATCCAGGTGGCACCCACTTGAAGCTGCCAGAGTCACCGAGTAGGCGGATCTGTGCACGGATGATGCTGGGTACTGTACGACCTGTAGCGTCAGCCACAGCGAGAACTGAGGCGGGGACGTAGTTGGGCTCCGTCTCCATCCGGTTGATCTCTGCTGCTGCTTGAGCACCACTCTCGAAGACAGCGATACTGTCCACGTCACCGGGCTTGATGCCCATCTTCTGCATCTGCTGTGAACTCAGGTCACCCACATAGTCAGCGTTATCCAGCTCAGGGATCCTACGCTGCTTGGCTGTGATCTGATTCCACTCCAGCTCTGTCTTGTCCTGCGAGCGCAGGCCATTAGCTGAACCAGCAACACCACCCAGGAGGTAACGCTTAGGAGCTTCACCCTGTAGGTTGTTCTTGGCCCAGTTGCTGAAGATGTTGGGGATGTCAGCTGCATCCTCGGTGATATCAATGTTGGGGTCAGAGTTTAGGTAGTTGATGAAGTCACGCATGACCGCAGACTTAGCCTGCTTGAGGCGATCGTCTGGGTTGATGAAGCTACCATTCTGCACCTCTGGTGTGAGGACACGTTCGATCTCCAGATCAATGTTCTGGAACACGACACCGTGCTTCTCCTTGACAGCATCAGCGAAGTCAGAGTACTTCAGCAGTTGAGCACGCTGATCCTCTGGGATGTTGGCATCCTCGAGTAGCTGAGTTGCATACTCTGCTGCATCCATTGGATCCATAAGCTCCAGCTTACCCTTGAGCTCCTTGAAGCGGTTCTGGGATACCGTTGGGTTGTACAGTCTGGCCAGCATCTTGCTGCGCATAACAGCATTCTCTGGGCCAGGGAACATCATCTCCACTTCATCACGAGCAGCAGCCAGGCGATCCTGGGACTCCTCGTATGTCATGTCACCGTTGATGATATCAGCGATGACACTATCTGTGAACTGGATAGCTGTACTGTCCTTCTGCTCCAGGTAGGTCTTGTGAGCCTTCTCCTCGTAGTCAGCCAGCTTGGCATCCAGGTACATCAGGGGACCAGCCTGGCCCTGGAACAGGGTGCGCAGATCTTCCTCGAGTGCTGTAGCTTTATCAAGCTGGTCAAAGGGGGTAGCCAGGATCTTGGAGACACCGAGCTTGGCCAGCTGCATACCTGCTTCATTCAGGTCACCGCCACGTGAGGCGGCCATCTGACGCAGCTGCAGGCCCAGCTCACCGACACGCTCAGTAGGCATCATACCCTCGAGAGAGTCAAACGCACTGTAGGCATCGTTGTCTGCCTTGTTCTCCAGCTGTGTCTTGTACTGCTGGGTACGCTCCTGTGTACCACGAGCACGGATACCCATGTCAGCAGCATTAGCTTGACGATGGAAGTACTTGTGGATGACAGCAGGGTTGATAGCTACAAGACCCTTCTCCTTGAAAAAGTCACGGCGAGCCTCTCGTAGGGCATCAGCTTCGACGAGTGCCGGGTCAGCACCAGCTGGCATATTAGCCAGTGCTTCCACAACTTTACGGTTAGCGTAATCCGGATAGTCAGATGCGGCTGCTTGTGCGAGCCCCTCTTGGACCCCGTATAGGTAGAACTTGTTGCTGTTACGGATGTGGTTAGCATCGTTCTGTAGTCCTGACTTCTCGAACGCATCAGCCGTAGCCATGGTGCGCTCCATGCCAGAGACCTTGGCACTGTTGATGGCACCCATATTGTCCAGCACATGCTGGAACTTAGTGGGGTCCGCCTGTGCGGCCATCATTGCTTCAACTTGGATGTTGTAGTTCTCCTCGTTGATGCGGTTGGCCTCGGCCTCCCAAAGGGATTTGCTGAAGCTCAGTGCAGTCTTACCCAGTTCAGTTACAGCACGAACATCGTCCTGCTGCATCTGCATCTGCATACGACCAACTTGGTCTTTGTTCTGCAGTTCAGCATTGGCGTTGGTGACTCGCTGCTGGTTAAGGTTGCGGAGGTTGTCAAGCTTAGCCTGTCCCCGTTGATCCTTGATCTTGTTCTTCCACTCAGCTGCGCGAGCCTGCTGCTCGAACATCAGCTGTTGGTTCGCCATTGTCTGGCGTTGGTTCTCAAGTAGATTCTGATCCTTGAGTTGGTTGTTCTGGTTTACCTGCTGCTGAATCGCTGCAGCATTCTCTTGATAGTTGGAGTAGATCTTATTGACCGCTCCAGACATATCTACGGCACGACCTTGGACGCCACCGCGCTTAGCCTGCCGACCTCTGTAGTTTGCCATTTAGCCTCCAGGTCCTTTGATCATTGCGTTGGCTTGCATTCCAGTCTGGATGCCACCGAGTACTGCACCACCAAGGCCTGCTGCCAGACCCAGACCACTGGGGCCAGGGGCATCAATGGGCTTGCTCTGCCATGCTGTCTTACCCATAGGTGGCAGCTTAGTCTGCAGAGGCGTTAGGATTGGGGCATCAGGGAAGGGGCTGTAGATAGGAGCTTGCGGAGAGGGGCCTAGGATCGGCTTCATGGGCATTGGAGTCAGTTGGCTGAGTGCCTGTGCTTCCTGTGCTCCACGCTCAATGAAGGCGTTTGTAGCCTGCGTATAGTAGTCCTCTGTAGCTGCCTCCAGGTTGGCGTTCAGCATCGCTGCTTCACGTCCATAGGTTGCAAGGGTATCCATCTCCAGGATGCCAATGCTGTTACCCTGTTGACCCCGTGCTAGCACAGCACCTTGGGCTTTCAGGGTGGTACCCATCAGCTTCTCACCCTCGAAGGCAGCACGGCGTGCTTCATCTTCCAGGGCAGACTGGGAGTCCAGCAGCTTACCGCTGAGACCCATGTCCATGAACTTCTTCTGGAGAGAGAAGGCGTCACGCTGTAGGTGGTAGGTTGCCAGGTCGTTGCTGTACTTACTGGCTTGCTGTAGGTTGTTGAAGTTGGATTGGACAACAGCCTGGTAGAATGCCTGGCTCTGTCTGATATTACTAAAGTTGACTTGTTGCGTCTGCATCAGCGATTGCTGAACCATACGCTTGTTGTCCAGAGTGATCGCCCGATTGTTCGAGCGCATCTGGAACTGCATCTGTTGCAGCTGCAGCTGGTTGGCATTGATCTGAGCTTGGCTCTGATTCATCCATTGCTGGCGGGCCATCGCATTCTGATGGGCCACCGCGTTGGATTGTGCTTGGTACTGGCCAATAGCGCCAATACCGCCAACAACAGCAGATGCAACGCCTAGTGCTACTGGTGCGCACATAGCTTTGCGAACTCCACGAAGGTTACATTTGAGGGTGCTTTGAAACAGGCTAGCTTCTTGAACCCTAGCAAATGCAGGAGCTTCAGGTGCAGCTTGTTTCTGGTGTCTGCTGCGTTGTGCAGCATAACGTATGGTAGAGCATTGAGATACTCTTTTGCGGTGCGTAGGAAAGGTCTGGGGTTCTCCCCCTTTAAGGCCTCTAGGGTCAGCATCCAGATCCGCCCGATGCCATCCCCTTCAGGGATCACACCACCGAAGCCTAGGAGCGTCCCTGAGGGGGTTTCAAAGGCCACTGGGTTAGGTGTTACCCCAACCGATAGAACGAGCCCTCTAGCGGGGTCTAGGCCGCTTGCAATGAGTTCGTTCTTATCTTCAAGGGTGAGTAAAGGGGAGGCCAGTTCGGCCTCCGCTAGGTCAGTGGGACGGACAATCAGCTTAGAACGACTTGATGCCTCGGTTGGAGTAGATGCCATACCAGGTTGCTGCTACGAATGAAACGGGGAATGGGGTGTTAGTCCAGAGGCTTACTGAGACATCAGTACCCTTACCCATAACTGGTACAGTGTTTAGCTGTACCTCGGGTAGTGGTGCTGTGTTCAGATCATAGTTATTTGAGATTACCTGTGGTATCTCTACTGATTTAGTGACTCTACCAACGTTTGTGATATCTGCTGTGTAGGGACCAGAGTCTGTTGACTCGATCTCCAAGCGGGTTACACGGGGAATGTTCACCGTATCTGAACGCACTGTACCGGGCTGTGGGGTTTGCTTAACATAGAAGCGGGGAAGCGTAATTCTAGACTCGAACTGATACCCGATCGTGATTGCTTCAGCGCCGGAGAAATCTCCAGGCACTGTAACGTAGTCGCCGGTACCGTCGGTCTGAACGTCAGCATCAGTAAAATAGAAAACTCTGCCACGGTCGTTATCGTCAACGTCAATCACCACGACAGGATCTAGTCCTTGGACGTGGGGGATACGTAAGTAAACCTTTGTCTCGTCTTCAGGGATACCATAGACAGTACTGATCTGGGTATCCAGGAAGTCAAGTCTGTAGTTCCATGGTGCACCTAAACTGTTGGTTGCAGTACCAGAAACATCAGAGTCTAGTGCCACTACACTAGCTGTATAGGTAGAGTCACACTTTGTCACCACATGCAGGTCAGAGTGGTGGAAGAAGAAGTGCTCAACTTGACATGGCATGTCCCAGGTAAACCAGGATGCCAGTACCCTGTTACCCCCGTTTGAGAAGTACTTGAACAAGTACATCTTCGTAGGATCAGACTCGCTAAGGAAGATGATCAAGTGGGCATCAGGGGAACAATCGACCAAGCGGAGGTCAGAGGGGATTAGGTTGGGGTTGGTCTTACTAAGGTCAGCAGTCTGAGGCTTACGGTTAGCGGAAGGGATACTCATCTCAGTGATAAGAGAGTAGCTCTGGTTCAGATCACAGAAGACAATGGATTCCCCTGTATCCACTGGCTCAATGTTTGGGTTAGTGCTGAAGGTACTATACCGCTTGACTGTCGCCGAGCTAGCACTAAAAGTCTCAGCACCTGTCTCCACGTTCAGAATGAACTGGGCGTGCTCGGAGAAGATGATCAGACCACCTTGGTCAGGAATAGCGTACTTCAGTTTCACAGGCCGTAGAGAACCACAGGCCAGGTCCACTGCGTCAGCATCTGTTGCTACCAGTGCAGAGTTCCTGAAGAAATTGAAGAAACTACCAGGCTGTGAGGCTAGTACATTACCCTCTGACAATAGAATCAAACGATTTTTGTAGAAAGTAACACCGGAGATTGTGTACCCATTGAAGCTGGGCCAGGGGTTGGTCTCCAGGTCACCGACACGGCGCTCAACCCAGTAGAGATCTTCGTCAGTTTTTTCAGCTTCGTTCAGAGATCTGAAGGTGAAGGTGTCATTGGCTTCATGGATCACCACGTGTGGCATGGTGTCAGGATCCAGGTAGACAAACTCTCCTGGCTTGACAGTCTCTTCCCACACGCCAGCGCCATACTGCTCATCACCGTCCACCACGAACTTGACGTAGTAATCGTCAACGATGTCGCCCTCTAGGTTTGCCACCTTGAAGACAAAGCCATCTTCGCAGCGGACAGGGAGACGCGACACGTTAGGTACTGAGCCCTTGTAGGCCGTGATAGCTGAGCCAGAGATTCCACCGTCAGCATCAACAGTGAAATCACGGATGTCTGTACCAACAGTAGCTACATCAATGGTGAAGCCAGAGCCAGTACCACCGATCTCAGATGCTGCGATTGTCAGTAAAGTGTCAGTGTTGGCGTAACCATAGCCCCCATCAACAACTGTTACAGCAGTTACAGCACCACCAGATACTGTGATGTTTACTTTGTTAAGGGATCCTGAACCTCCAGTTAGCACTACGTCGTTGTAGGTACCGTCTGTGTAGGCTGAGCCGCCTACTAGATTGGTGAAGGTTAGGATGTCCCCAGCCTTGGGACGTAGGGTGAATCCGTTACCCACAGCTGCGCCAGTCCAGCCAGCCGGTAGCGCGTTCAGGATGCCAGTGATGGTCCCTTGGATCGAGATGTTACCCGTTGTAGGGGTGCTATAGGTGTATGCGTTGTTGTTGATGTAAACGTTGTACTTGGTATCATACCCCACACCGTTCACTTGAACGAAGGCTTCAGGGCTGCGTACAGGGGATGTAGTAGTGAGGGTACCAACCACCTTAGTACGATTCAGTACGAAGTTGTAATCATTAACCTGCAAGACATCAAAGTCTTTACGTGTGACTCCAGCGATGTAAGATTGGGCTGAAGCGGCTATAGCGTTAACAGTCTTTTCAACTCCAGTCTGGGCATCCCACACCCTTAGATTTCCTGAGGCGTCAAACTGCCCAAAGAACTTCTCATTTGTGGTCTCCACAATGTGGAACCAGACTCCAGTGGATGAAGCATTCACTAGCTCATCTACAAGCTGAAGTCCTGGTCTACGCTTGAGTCCAAAGGTGATGTCAGGTAGGAAGTTGCTGCAGTATATGGCCTGGCCAGGCTGCTTGAGTGAGTCGGGTTGTTGACTAAGGCCACCTAGAAACGATGGTATCCTTTGAGCAATTGCTCCCATTATTACCTCCTAAGTGTTTGATAAGGCATGTAGGTGTAGATAGGATTCTGACCATCCCTGGTTCCGAATACATTCGGGTTGGAGGTGCGGGTATCGTACTCGATGCAGGCAGCACGTAGTAGCTGCTCATCCTGCACGATCAGCTCATAGGTTTCCTTGGACCCAACGAATCTTGCTTGGAAGTTCCGCCCAGCACGGGCTGTTACGTACTCCTTGAAAGCCTGGGGTAGGTCCTCGAATTCAGTGGACCACACAACATCGCATTTCACTTGCTCGGTGAATACATATGTATGATCCTTCTTGTCATACATCTTACCGTCACGGACCACCAGCTGATAGTCGTTTGTATGTTCTTCTAGGTTGGCCTCGAAGTACAGTAGGTTTGATGGAATAGAAATCTCACCTGTAACCGAGTCTGGATTGAACGGATACTTCTGCTCTGAGTTGAAGTCCCAGCCTTCAGACAGGACACTACGTGTCACTTCATCCAAGATGGATACTGCGCTGTAGATCTCTGGGTTGTCGTTATCAATAGTGTTTACTGCTGACGAACCGATGTAAGACAACATCTGATTGACAGCATCAAGCTTGGTTGTCATGTGCTTATGTAGGTATGGCCCGGTCTGGGGCCAAGATAAAAAAAAGGGGGCAGCCGAAGCCACCCCCTTAGGATCAGGCCAGGTTACGCAGAGCGCCTGCAACGGACACGCGGACAGAGCCGCAACCCATTGCAAGACGACCCACGATCATGGAGCCTTGGTATTGAACGTTGAAGTCACCGCTGGTGGTCTGCACGCTGGGGCCGATGGCCTCGACGGTAGCAGCAGCATCACGGTGGAAGATCAGGCCACAGCTGTTGGTGAAGTCACCGTCTGTGGGCTGGTCGCCGTAGTCGTTCTTCTCGTTGGTAGAATCACGTGCTTCAATGGCATCGCCAGTCGAAGTACCGTACTTACCGAGGAACGGAATGTTGTTGGACTTGTAGATCTTGATACCGGCGATCTCGTACAGACCCTCACCGGAGTTCAGAGAACCCTGGGTGGATGTACCGATGTCACGGTTCAGGATGTTGGTGTCCACGCTGGAGATCAGGCTGTAGTACTGACGCGGGGACAGTACGCAAACGCGACCTTCCTGGGGAGCAGAGCGCTCGTCAAGCACAGCAGCAGCTTCGAAGAAGCCGTCCACAATTGCCTGTGCGTTGTACTCGTTACCAACACCGATGTTGACCTGGAAGCCACCGGGCTCACCAGTCACAGCAGCGGACTCGGCAGAAGCGAGATCGAGGGTGCGGAACACGCGACGATCGTAGTGCTGAGCCAGTTGGTAACCGATCTGACGGCTGATAGGGCCACGCAGATCGTAGTGGGAGAGGACTTCTTCCAGGTCATACAGGAAGGCGCTGGACACCAGGAGCTGGTCCATGGTGACCGTGGTCTCTGCCACTTTGGGCTCACCAGCAGTACCCAGAATGGGGGTACCAGGTGTGTGGTAGCCAGTGCTCATCGCACCGGTGTGAATGAACTGAGCCTCCTTCTGACCGCGCAGGGTGCGGTTCATCACCAGACCCTTGGAGATCAGGTTGTTGCGGAAGGACTCATATACTTCTCCGCTGAACAGCTTCAGGAATAGAGCGCGGTTATCACCGGCGCCATTTACCTGGCCGGGAGACGTGATGTTGACGTTAGTCATTGGTCTAGATTAAAGACAAGGTTTACGTTTGAAGCAAAGACTTGTCCCTAGGGGTCACTATTTGGAAACGTTTCGTTGGTCAGTCAAGTTATTCAGTTGTAAGGTTAAACCTTTCATTGAGGGTATCCTTTTCGGGCCTCTTGCAAGGGCCAGTTTTTAACGAGCATAGCGGCTCAATAACAAGAGGGGGAATCGAATCCCCCTTTGACCTTTTAGATCAAGTCACCAGACCTTGCTAGCTTTGCTTCTATATCCATCCGGTATGCTGGATCCTCGTTGTAGCGTGGATCACGGATAGCTGCTGCCAGTTCAGCGTGCGAGCGGAAGCCCGGTTGAGGTGCTGGCGCACGTCCTCCAGAATACCGCTTACCTTGGCTGCCATTAGCTTCAGCGTACTTGGCCTTGAGGCCTTGTACTGCCCAGTATGCGGCGTCCAGGTTGCCGCTGTTGACGACTGAATCGTAAGCTCCAATTTCTTCTGCAGAGAGATTCTCAGCAGCCCATTGTGTCATCTCTGTGTAGGCTTGCTGACCGCCTACCGATTGATAGATCCGCTGAACCTCGGCGTTTGACACCTGAGCTTGTTCAGCTTGACCACGGGACTCTGAGATGTACTTTGCCCAGGTCTCAACGAGCGTGCGGGAGTCAAGCTCCGACAGCGCGTCAAGAGTCTCAGGTGTGATTGCTCCACCTTCATCGAACTCCTGGGCAGCCTTCTCCAGACCACGACGGACTAGATCTACTTCTACCTCTTCAGTCTGCTCTTCAGCAGCTTCAACGGGGGCTTCTTCTTCTTCAGCTGGTGCTTCAGTCTTCTCGCCTAGCTTCTTCTCCAGCTCCTTGTAAGCACGCTCCAGCTCTTCGGCTGACTTGTACTTACCGGCATAGCGGAGCTGCTCTTCTTGATCTCTGCGAGCTGACTCAAACTTCTCGCGGGAGATTTCCTCCTCTGCTTGGGCGAGTCGCTCACCCTCTTTGAGAGCACGAGCTTCGGCTTCCTTTACAGCCTGGTCGTCTTCAGCCGGATCGTAGAATGTGGATGTGTTAGACATAATCAGTGAGATACGGTGCGGACGCCGCCGAAGGTTGGCTTGACCTTCTCGGCTGGCTTGTACTTACGTTGTTTTGGTGAGAGCACTTCAGGCTCCTTCTCTTCCTTAACTTCAGGTTCGGGAAGACTAACCGGCGGCTCCACGTTGAGGGGTGCTACCGGCTTCTTGCGGGGCGTTGGCATTAGGGATTTGCTCCAGTATTCCAGGGTTCTTAGAGGGGTCCATCACAGGGCTACCTGCAATCTGTCCAGCTTGATCCATCAGGGACTGCTGCTGTGCTGCTTGCTGGGCTGCCTGCTGCTCCTGCTGACGCTCCTGTGCAGTCTTGATCAGGTTGAGCTGATCGATACCTGCGGAGGTAGCAAGGCGCTTGGTGAACTCTTCTAGGTTTACAAAGGTTGGGATCTTGTCAGGACCAATGGTCTGGCCTAGGGTCTGGATGAATCCAGTCAGGGCCTGCAGGTCTTGTCCACGTCCGACACCGGACAGACCGGCTACGACAGTGGGGAACACGAGATCCTTAGGCAGCTTCGGTAGCTCCTTCTTACGTTGGAGGTCCGAGAGCTTACGGTTAAGGTAAGGGGTAAGCAGCTCAATGGTGAGGCTGCTGTAGATACCACCCAGCTGCTCATCCAGCTCAGACTTAGTGGAGCGGATCTCTTCTGCGGTAGTCCGCTCAGAGTCACGCACGTTCAGGCTAAGGAAGGCATCACTGAGTCGCTGCGTGAGCATGTTGATCATGTCATACGCAGTCTTGAAGTCAGCTGTCTTACCGACCTGCACCACACCGACTTCATCAGGTCGTCCCTGAATCACGGTACCGTTGTGTGCTTCGGCCAGCTGCTTGGGTTTGGTTGTAGAGCTGGGGCTCACGAGGAAGACGACCTTGGCTGCAGCACTGCTGCCCTCCACGATCGACTGCATCAAGCTATCAAGGGAGCGGAGATCACCAAGGAACTCCTCGACCCGACCACGCCCATAGCTCTCACCGTCAACCATCTGGAACCGAAGGGGGATCCATGGTGTGCTGTTCTTGGGAGCACTGCTCTCGGTATTGGGTAGCGGCTTACCGTCCACCTCTTGGTACCAGGACCAGCGTCCGTTCTCTAGGGTCACCCACGTGTACAGGGCTGCCTCGTCTAGGTCAGGGTTGATGATTAGATCACCTGTGACGTTACCGCCACCCCCTTCACCCACATGATTGCCCGGCATCATGTCGCCAGACATCTGGAACTCATCAGGCAGCTGCTCACGGGGCACAGCCTCGAGTGTAACGATCTCGATCACGTTACCATCGCCATCCCGATTCACTACATACCGGTCAAGCGGGTACATCTTAAGACCCTTGTTGCCCATGAATAGCAGGGCGTTACCGGTAGTCACGAGGTGACGCATGGCCTGTGAGATGATCACACGGTCAGCTGTCTCTGCGATGTTCTGCATCACCACACGCTCCATCTTGGAGAGCACCGTGTCGATCTCAGAACGAGCCTTCATATCCAGCTCAGGATCCTTGGCCAGTTGGCCGTCGTTGATCTGTAGCTTGAAGAAGGTTTGATTGATTGGGAACAGGGCCAGCATCAGTTTGCTAGCCATTACGTTCACGCCTTTGGCGCCCACTGATTGCCACGGGGTGGGGAGATATACTCCGTTAGAGTGGCCTGAAGGGGGCAGTAGGTAGGGAAGCGTTAGCTTCGCGCAGTCACGGGCGATGTCCAGAAACTGTTGGCGTGTAGAGCTGAGTCGGACGTACCGCTGCTCAGCTGATAGTCTCTCTTTACGATCGTCCATTCATCATACTCCGATGGCTAGGCCACCTTGGGTGGTCACATCGTCAGGAGTAGCAATGCCAGTAGCACCTGTAGCGTCAGCAATAGCAAGACCTGTCTCGTTCGTGGTGTCCAGAACTTCTTCTGTAGCGGCACCGTTAACCTCCGGGATAGCTGTTGCTGAGTCTGCGGTTGTCTCGAACTCACCACGGATAATATCAGTAGGCTCTGGAGCCCCACCCTGATCCATACCACCAGCAATCTCAGACATCATGTCACCCATAGAAGCCTCCATGTCTCCTAGGACTTGATCCATGGTAGACGCGAAGTCCATGGCCCAAGCATTCTGCTGCTCGGCCATCTCGTTGAAGAACGACTCGAAGTCAATCGCGTACGGATCTTCAACTGCAGGTTCAGTTGAGACCAGACCTTCATCCAACGCTGGCTCTGTAGCTACGGGTTGGGTTGGCTGCTCCTGCTGCAGCCTGTCATAAAGTACACCACCGTTCGTTGTGTACCTAGCTGTCTGGTTTTTCTTAGGTGCGTTGCCAGTTAGTGCAGCAGACGCTGCGGATTGCTTACCGCGTACCCTGTCAACTACGTCAGAGCCTAGGGCTTGGTTGAGGAATGCTGTGTCGTTCTTCTGCTGAACTAGGTTAGCTGCACCACTCTCAATACCAAGGCCCTGCTTGTTGGCCTGGTTGATAACTTTATCTACTGAAGATCCTGTTTTATTTGCGATCTTCTTTGCTTCCTTTTTAGAAAGACTTGAGCCTGCTTTCTTGAGGCCCTTTCTGATTCCTGCCATTAGCCTGCGATTGATAGTCCTGGGTTAGATTTAGCTACGAGTTGTCCGGTACCCATCGACCTATTCGGATTCCGGTCCCGTGGTTTGATACGACGTGCTTCGTTCTCATTCACGGTGGGTTGTAGTCCCTGAGCTTTCAGGGCTGCCATCTCAGACTCCTTGGCAAGGCGACGATTCTCCATCATCTGCGCTGCCATCTGTTGCTGTGCCATCTTCTGGCTAGCAGCAAACTGCATCATCTGAGACTGCATCTGCATAGCCGCTTGCTGCGACTGCTGCTGTTGCGATAGTTTGAATTGTTGGAACGCATTGTACTGGCCCTCCTTGAAGGTCCGCTCATTCTGTGCCACCATTTCGTTGTGGCGCTTCTGAGCCTTCTTC